AGAGTCCCTTTCACATCCTCAGTCACTTCGTGGAAAAGAGTGGCGTAGGATTCCAGTGGAATTGGTGGTTACACACAATAACAGAAACCACATCCCGTTACTAGATCGTAACTAGTACCGACTTGAAGGTCGGGGGATAGTAGTGTCCTGTCGGGAGCATGTTGTCGGCTTGAGGTCGAAAGGATGGAATTAGATTCCAGACTCTCGAGCGGCGGGCAGCGGTGCTACAGGGCGTGGGGGAACTCACGTCTTACCTGTCAACACCCTCTGGTAGTGCCTGAACATGCGTAACCAAAATACAACTGTTCACCTAAAAGAATAATGAAAATGACGACTAAAGATTATTCCCTCGTTCCTGACGAGTTCTTATTCTTTGTCGACGGGGCTAGCCCGGGCGTTGTTTCGCCCCGACACCCTCGCACGACTCCCTCTGGGGGGTTGTCGAAAGGCCGTGGCAATTGTGTAGCCACTGTCGCTGACAATGGCGACCTTCGATCGCCTGAGTTTCGGCGATGTGGTGATGCACGGCTTGTGAGGGGGGCAATGCGCCCTCAAATGAGCGGAAGGGGCGATGCCCCGATAAAGGACGGATGCGACTCCCGTCCTTTTAAATCTAAACTTAAAGAGTGGGCGATGCGACAATCCCACCCGATTGCTCCGAAAAGCGACGTGCATAGCAACACGTACGCCCTCTTAGAGTTATCGGGTGAAGACTGCACCAGAGCAGCTGGCCTATGGAAGAAGGCCAAAAATTGTGTACTACATCTTGCTGCAGAACTTGATGTAGAACCTGTAAAGGATCTTCCACCCTCGGTTCGATGCGGCGGTCTTAGGGCCGCAGTCGAGGGGTGCTTCCCGGACAGTGTGCCTCTGCAGGCAAAGTTGTCTATAAAGACTGTCCAAAAGCTTGAACGAAGTAGCTGTCGTTCTTGCGAGTCAGAGTTCGAAGAACGTACTTCACTCTGGCGGGAAGCACGGTTCCAACCGATAGAGGTCGATCAGGGTCACCTTGCCCTGTTCAGAAGGATGTTCCGAGCTAACATCCCGCGCGGCTGGAATCGCCAGGCGGAAAGCATCCCGTTTATCCCGAACGGTCATGCGTCTCAACACCCTCGCCGGGAGGGTGGGAACTGGTGTGAGGAGGAGTTCTCGGACAAGTGCCGATATGAGCTTGTCTTCTCCGCGGGAAAACCCCGTGTTGTGACTATGTACAGCAGTCACAATACGCGGGTGTTAAGCCCTTTACACCAGAGTCTACAGAGACACCTGGAAAAGCAGGGGTGGCTGTTGATTGGTCCGCCAACAGCCGAACACGTCGGGACGTTAAATGGCGAGGGAAATTACCTTTCCTTTGATTATAAATCCGCCACTGACAATATAAAACAGCCGTACGTCGAAGCGGCTGTAGATGTCCTGATAGAGTGTGCAGACCCTAAGCTCGATAACGATCAGATTCGATGCCTTAGGGTTCTGTCCGCGCTTCAATTTGAGGGAGATGATCGCGTTGCGACGCGAGGGCAACCTATGGGTAGCCTTATGTCCTTCCCACTCTTGTCGCTTACTAACAAGACGATTGTGGACCTAGCGCTGGCAGACTTGCTGCAGGGAGGTCAACTGTCCTTTAAAGAGTGGACGGGACATCGCCTTTTGGTAAATGGCGATGATCTCTTGACGAAGGAGCCTCGGTCTCGACCGGGACAACATTCCCTCGCGGAGGCCGTGTTTCGGCATGGCAGCCATGTTGGTCTGGAGTCCAACTGGGAAAAGACTCTCTGCGACCCTTGTGATGCGGAGATCAACTCTACGCTTTTCCACCAGGGCGACTTCGTTAAGAAGACAAATGTCGCTTCATTGTATATGAAGCCGGATGTGGACGATGTGCTCGGGTTCGCCCTCGAGAGCACATGTACTGCTGAGGGGTTCCGAAAGGTCGTCCGGGCGAATGCTCGCTATCTCGCGAGGCAATTCCGTAAAGGATACCGCGACCTTCCCCTCCCGCTCCAACGGTTGTGCAAACGTGATCGTAAGATACGTAGGGCACTCAAGTGCGGACCGGCTGACAGGATCAAACCTGAAGCGACGAACTTCTTCCCCGTATCCCCCAGGCCTGAGGGATATGATTTAACTCGCGAGGAGGAAGTTCAGCTAATTCACGCGAAGGTTACGGAGCTCCGAAGCTTTGTGCCGCGGCTCATTGCTGAGGAACACCGTAAGCCGAAAGAAAGGCGCGCGCCACCGATTTTGAAAGAGAGATCGTGGCGCGCCGTGAAATATGAAAAGAGACCACCCAAGGCGGAAGATGTAATTCTTCACGTTCTTGCCTCCGGGTGGCACTGTAAACAAAAGGAACGACTTGCGGAAGAGGGAGGAGGGATCCTTTCTACCATGGCGTATTGCTTGCCACCAAGTGATGCGCCCAATAGGGCAGCAATGCTCGTTGACGCCGCAAGGGCCTATAGGATGGCCAAGAATCTCCGGTGCGACCCCATTACGCCGGTACCTGAACGGGATCGACAGCAATGTCCTTTCCGGGATGGTAGTGAGTGGATAGCATTGGAGTAGTTTACTCCCCTACCTGATGGAGCTCAG